ATGCGCTTTGATGGCGTAGAGGACGCTTCCGTCTTCTTCGCTCGTGAGCTCGACTTCGTTAAGGCTCAGTCCTACGACGTTGAGTATCCCGAATTTACCGCTCTCAACCTGTTCCCCACCTCGAACGAGGTTGACGCAGGTGCAGAGACCGTTACTTTCTACACCTACGACAAGACCGGTCTTGCAAAGGTCATCGACAACTACTCGACCGACCTTCCTCGTGCAGATGTAGATGGTACGCCCAACATCGCCAAGGTTAAGTCTCTTGGCGCAAGCTACGGATACTCCGCACAGGAGATGAGAGCATCTCGTATGGCAGGCAAGTCCCTCGACTCCCGTAAGGCAGAGGCGGCTCGTTTCACCATCGAGAACCTCAACAACAAGATCGCTTGGGCTGGCGATAAGAAGTCCGGCCTTATGGGTGTTCTTTCCGAGGGTCAGAACATTCCTCTGTTCACCGTTACCGAAGGTGCTTCCGGCGGTATCAAGTGGGCTGAAAAGACCGCTGACGAGATCCTTGCAGATGTTACTGCAATGCAGAAGCAGGTTGCAAAGGCTACGAAGAACGTAGAGAGACCCGATACTCTCTGCCTCCCCTCCGACGTCTTTATGGACCTCGCTAACCGTCGTATCGACCACACTTCCGACACCGTTCTCTCTTTCATCAAGAAGAACGCTCCTTACATCAAGGAGATCGTATCGGCTGCCGAGCTCGACTCTGACTCCGTTGACACCAACCCCTATGCAGCAGCAGAGGATGGTCAGGGTGTTGCGTTCCTCTTCAAGAACGACAATAGAAAGATGTCTCTTGAAATCCCGATGCCCTTCTTCCAGTATCCTCTTCAGGTCGAGAAGCTGGAGACCATCATTCCTTGCGAGGCTCGTACCGCAGGCGTGATTATGTACTATCCTCTCTCCGCCCTCATCGCAGTCGGCGTATAAGAGAGTTTTTTTATGCGGAGGGTTTGCCAATCGGCAACCCCTCCGTATCACTTTGTCAACTAAACGCTACGGCGAATTTTTATTGGAGGTAAAAGAAAATGACAAAGATCACAAACGTAGGTTCCAAGATCATCGGCGTAGGCAAGACGCTTCTTATGCCCGATGACGTTATCGAAGTTGCCGATTCCATCGCGGGTCTTCCTGCTATGAAGGCGTTCGAAAAGAAGGGTTTCATCAAGATCGAGAAGGTAGCCGCCAATGCTGCGGCTGAAACCGCTCCTGCGGTAACCGAGGAGACCGAAGAGGCTCCTGCCGAGAAGAAAGCACCTGCCAAGAAGGCTTCCAAGACCGCTGAATAAGGAGGAATCCTTATGACCGCACTTGAAGTATTCCGTATGGTCGGCTCCGAGTTTTCGGATTTGAAGGACGATGACGCTATCAAATGGATTGAGCTTGTAACTCCTCTTGTAAGCAAGAAGGTGTTCGGCAAGTCCTATGAGCAGGCTATCGCTCTTCTCGCCGCTCACAGACTCAAGATGGCAGGCTATGGCGATTCTTCGGTCGGTACGGTCGATGATTCGCTCCGTGTTAGTTCGTACTCGGAGGGCAGCACTTCGATAGGATTTTCCGTTTCCCAAGGGAACAACATTCAGGTTGACGCAGAGTATGCTCTCACCGTTTACGGTTTGCAGTATCTCACTCTGCGCCGCCAGAAAGTCATACCCATCAGGATAGGATAGCCGGAGAGCGCAGATGGCGGCAAAAGCAAAAGACAAACTGACACCTGATGGAGAAAAGTTTTTCAAGGAGATTGAAAAACTAAAGAAACTTCAGGTAAGAGTCGGATACCAACAGGGCAATGTCGTGAACGATGAAGGCGTAGATCTTCTTGACATTGCAATGTTTAACGAACTTGGTACATCGACATCTCCCTCTCGACCGTTTATGGCAAAAAGCGTTGACGAGAACGCCGACAAGATTAACGCTTTCCTGAAACAGCAACTCGTTCTGTTGGCACAGGGCAAAACGACCGCAGAGGGAATCTTGAAAGCGATCGGAGTTTTCCAAAAGGGCTTGATTCAGGAGAAAATCCAGTCTGGTGATTTCGAGCCAAACGCCCCGAGCACGATCAAGAAGAAAGGGTCAGACCACCCGCTTATCGACACCGGCGTAATGAGGCAATCGGTAAATTTCGCAATCACGCAGAAAGGAGGTAGCGACAAATGAATATTTGGAAACTGAAGTACACTCTGCGTAGATACAATCCGCAGAAACGCAAGAGAGGCTATACGATGAGAAGCTACACGGACACGACCGTGCATCTCAACGTCCAGCCTGTTAATGCACAGACAGAGGTTACTGCCGAAGGTAAGAGAGTCCCAAAGCGCATCAAGGCGTTTGGTACTTTTCCTGTTAGAACAGAAGATGTCAAGGCAGGCATTCAGGCAGACCGCCTTTTCTACCAAGGTGCTTGGTATCAGTGCGAATCGAGTCAGTATTGGGAGCATACACCGCTCGCTCATTATGAGACAGAATTCACGCTTGTATCCGAGGCTGTTGCAGAATCGGATATTCAGCCGCCTTCCGAACCAGTTGAGAGCGGAAAGGAAGATGGTGAATCCGAATGAAATTCACGGAACTTCGCGATGTCTTGTTTGATTTTATCCAAGACTACTTTGCCGGAGCGACAGTAGAATGGGGCGAGCTCACTCTCGGTACAAAGCCGCAAAACCCATTTTTAAGCCTCAAAATGGGCTCTATGAAGAGGCCCCAACACTTTATCACCGAAACCACAAACGAGGCGGTAAGAAGCTATATTCCGACCACAGTGCCTCTTAAAGTGGAACTCTTTACCCACGGTGAGCAATGCAAGGACGAAGATGGCGACATCTACTTCGTAAACACCGCTATGGAAGATATGGCTGATTTCGTAAACTATATGATTTCCCCGTATGCCGACGATTTTTACGAGCGTTATGACATCTGCGTTCGTCCTGAAGGAGATGTCAAGGATACCACCGCAGTCAGAGATTCGAACTACGAATACCGCGCCATGCAGGAGTTCGTAGTTACCTTTATGGACGAATCGAACGGCTATGCGGGTATCAGCAGAGCCAACTGGAAGCCTACTGCAAGCAGAGGCGGCACAGAGAAGCTCGCAAAGAATCAAATTATGGATGTCGATCCTGAAGGCATCAACATCGAAACAGAGGAGGATTAACCTATGAGTTTACTCGACAATCTCGTAAAGGTGCAGATCTCCGTAAGTACGGCAGTAGCCGACGCAGAGAGCTTCGATAATATGCTTCTCGTCGGTCCTGCTCCCGCCGTTGCCCCCGAAACCGCACCTCCTGCTGTCGGTATCTATACCGAACTCGCAGAGGTAAAATCGGCAGGCTGGGGAGCAGATGACCCTATTTACAAAGGAGCTTCCATTGCCTTTGCGAATGGTGCAACCGAGCTTTACATCGCTGTTCAGCAGAAGCCCGAGGGCTCTTTTGAAAAAATCGACGTTACGCTCGACAGAGCACTTGAAACTGCCGGTTGGTACGCTATCGCGCCCTGCGGTGTGGATGAGTCCAACTATGCGGAAATTGCAGCTTGGGCTGATGCAAACACAAAGTTGTTTGCCTACACGAAGGCTCATACCGCAGATGCCATCGGAGCGTCTTATGCTCGTACCTTTGGCTTCGGCACGAAGGTTCTTGAAACCTTCCCGAACAACGCCTATACCCACATCGCTATGCTCGCTGTTGGTATGGCTTACACTCCCGGCTCCGAGACTTGGGCTTATAAGACCCTTGTTGGTATCGAGCCTGAGCCCTTCAGTGCCACGGAGATCGAGGCAATGAAGGAAAAGAATATCAACTACTATGTTCATTGCGCCGGCAAGAACATCACTCTCGACGGCAAGACCGTTTCGGGCGAGTGGATCGACGTTATCCGTTTCCGCGACTGGCTCCAGAATGATATGCAGAAGGGAATCTACAACCTGTTCATCACGAACCCCAAGGTTCCGTTCACTTCCGCAGGTATCACTCTCATTCAAAACCAGATGATTGCTTCGCTTAAAAAGGGTCAGAAGCAGGGCGGTATCGCAGATACCGAGTACGACGAGGACGGCAACGAGATCCTCGGTTTCACCACCTCTGTTCCCAGCGCCGCAAGCGTGAGCGATGCAGACAAGGCTGCAAGAACTCTGAAGGGATGCAAGTTCACCGCAAGACTTGCTGGAGCAATCCATCTCGTCGAAGTGACTGGCTCTCTCGTATCTTAACGGAGGTGTGAACAATGGCAGCAAAAGTAAAAACTTATAACAGCCGACAGGTCGTTATCGCCTTCGGTACTCACGCCGCAACCGGTCTCGCCGATGATTCTTTCGTAACCATCGAAGAGAAGGGCGAGGGCGTTCTCTCGAAGACTGGCTGTGATGGCGAGATCGCAAGAGCGATTGACCCTAACAAGCAGTACACAATCAAGATCTCGCTCTTGCAGACCTCTGCTACGAGCAAATGGCTCCGCTCCAAGTACAAGGCTGACAAGGCTACGGGCGACGGTATGTTCCCCGTACTCATCAAGGACTTGAAGGGCGGTCAGGTATTCTCCGCAGACGACGCTTGGGTTCAGAAGCAGCCCTCGTTCGTAAGAGGCAAGGATACCAACAACCTTGAATGGTCCATCGAAACCGGTGAAGCCGAGTTTGAGGACAATTAATCGAAATTTTGTAACGTAAAAATAGGAGGATTTTTACTATGAAACAGTTTGACCCGAAAGATGTTATCGTATCAGGACATCAGTTTCACATTTTCCCGTTCCCGGCATTTAAGGCGGCTAACCTGAGTGGAGAACTCGCACAGATCGCAGTTCCTCTCTTGACCGCCATCACGGCTCTTCCGTCGGGTGGGGAAGGAGAAAATCCCCTTGATCGTGATTTGAGCGAACTCGCCCCTGCTTTGTCGGGGGCTTTCGACTCTCTTTCGGGCGACAAGGTGGAAACTCTCCTGAAGAAACTTCTCACGCAGAGCAAGAATATCACTTTCGAAACCGAGGAAGGAAACACGGCCTATCTTACCGAGGATCTCGTCAACGAAATTTTCTGTTGTGATATTTTGGGTATCTACCAGTTGGCGTTCGAAGTAATCCGCACGAACTTCGGCGGTTTTTTCGAGAAGCTCGGAAACCTATCTGGCTCTGTAACCGAGAAAGTTGCCCCCTGATGAAGAAGGCGGC